ATGCGATTGGGCTTATTACGATACTCCGCCCAACGCTCCTGGTACCCGAACACGTCATCGTCAGTCGCCGCCCCAGCGGCGTAAATCTCTTGCGTGAAGATCGCTTGCTCACCAAGGTGAGCCAACGCCGGCCAATAAAAATCATACCGGCCACGACGAAACCACATCCGCTCGATCCCCGATTGATACGACAAATCCGCACGCACATTCACAATACCAAACACAAAACCATGTTCCGTAAACGACTGCGAAAAACCGTGACGATCCGCAACCGCGGTACCTACGGCGGCTTGCTCCCCTAACACAGTCTCACGCGTTCCACCTTCAAACGACGTTTGCGTCACCGGATTAATATGCACCATACTGTGACCGCCACCCAGGTACTCGGGACGCTGTAACCGAGCATCCGGCGAAATAACACCGAAATGCGAACGAAGAATTTCCGTATAACGCGTACCGCCTCGCGCATTACGCTCGGCCAGCAACTGCATCATGTTCGCCGTCCGAATATCGTTAACCAACACACGAATATCCGGATAATTACCAACCGGCTGAGCTCGAAGGATAATCTCCTCAGCCGACGAACTATACTCCAAAGCAAAATTCACATCACGATTACCCGTGTTCGCCCGACTACCACCCGCAGCTGGAGCCTCACCCGAAATCACACCAATTCCCGTCACAGGCGCACCCGCATCCGGGAACGAAAACGCACCACCCGGAATAAACGGACCAGCACCATCAAACGCACCCGTCGTATTTACATTCGACGGTTTCTGAGGCCACGGACGACAAGACGTAAAATAATCATGCCGTTTGCCACGTTGCAACATCACATAATCACCGATATTATCCGGACCATCATCCGTATCAACAACAGCCGGATTCTGCAAATCTTGATCCCGGAACCATTCATTCCAAATCAACGAATACATCCTGAACGGCAGCGCGTTCACATCCATACCGTTAGCCGGATTCTCAGCAGCAGGCCAAACACCCATATAATCCGCTAACGAACCAATTCCAAACGTCGAATTGAACGACAACGCACCAATCGAAATCTGCGGAACCAAAAACTCCGTAGTATCCGCAGGATTCAACTGTTCACCCATAAATCTCTGCCAATTCGTCCACACAAGCCGATTCGGCACAAAAAAGAAAAACGACTCCAAATGCAAATTGTCCATCAACGGAACAATCGGCGTTGCCAAACGACACAACGCCGTCATACGCGCCCGCAAGGCATCACCGGGCAACACTTCTTGAATCAACACAGGCACCAGATACCCGGCATCAAACGTAGTCTTATGCGTATGCGACAAATCAAACGCACTCCGAGGCACATCATTCCTAGGCACCATAGCAAAACGACTCGGCTGAACCGAGCGCATACGACGATCAGGCATCACGCCTCCAAAATCACGTCGAGCGTGGTGAGCACCTCCGGACGGCCATTTGCCGTCACTTCTCCAGTGCTCGTATTGAACGTACCAACCTTATGCAACTCAAAATCACCGGGATACTTCTCCATCACACTCCCGGAACCACGGACACCCATTTGCAAACTCCGCGCAACAGCCGCGCGATTAGGCGAGAGTACAATATGCCCGTACTCCCGCAGCTTTCGGTCATAAACCGAATACATCTCTTGATCCATAAACGCCACACACTTTCCGTCCACATGAGGACACGGACAAGAACCGCCATAACCCATTTGGTCATAGCGAGCACAAACACGACAACTCACAACGCACCGCGAGGAGAAAAAGTCCGTAAACGCCGCCACGCGGCTTCTTCTTTAACCGCGCGCCGCTCTAACGTCTTTTCAGACAAATCAATTTCCGCCGCGCGCTCTTTACGAGCTTCACGCACAACCTCAACTACAAAAGGATTACCGTCTTGCTCGAAACGACGCCAATAATACCGCGGAACTTTCCGCTTTTTTCCCTGTAAAATAGCAAAATCATGAGGCGATTCCGACCCGCCGAACAAGTCACCACTATACCTCGCGAACCACGCGGCTCCAATGCCAGGACGCCGCGACATACTAACGAAGGGTGCTCTACGCTCGGAAACCTCACCAGTCGAAAGATTGACAACGTCCTCATAAGCCTCCCGACCATAAAGCTTATCTTGCGTATACCCCGCAACATAAGCAATCGTAGCCGAATTAACCTCGTCGAGCCGAACGTTACCTTTCGCCCAAATTCTCTCAGCCTGATCAGAAACATATTGACCATTCATTAGCTGGACTTGATCCTCAAACGCACAATTAAACAAAATAGCGTGCCAATGTGGCCGCTTTGTTTGAGGCCCGTATTCACCAGACAAAAAAAACCGAATAGGGTATTTCCCATTCGGTCCCTTAACACTACCACGCACTTCCTTACGCAACCGCTTCAACCACAGCTGAACGTCCCGATACTCTAACGACAAACTCGCAGGCAAATGCTCATCAGAATACGACAAAGTTATAAACGTATTCTTCGGATAAAGCTGTTGCTCATGCGTGCATCGCACAGTCCATTCCAACCGTCTATCAAGCCGACAGCCGACGCAACGGCCGCACGGCACTTCCATTGACAACATGGAGTCCGTACCGGACCAACGGCCGATCTGAACCGGCCCGCCATTCCGATCCTGGTACGCAGGCAACGGCAGGTTACACGCCATTTACAGGCGAAAACCACCACGACCTGGGCGGGCAATATTCACGCCCTTAGTACGAGCCGCTTGACGACGAAACTTGCCAGCCGATCTGCGCTTATTCACTCGATGCCTCGCCACAATAAACCTCCCTTTCAAAAAGTGAGAACCAAACTTAAGAGCTCCACCTCATGCACCGCAACGGTGTCACTCAGCACACATAAAGCCGAGACAACACATGTGTGCACGCCTGCGCGAAGCAAGAATCATGCCGCAATATTGTTACACAATTGTTACACAAACAACAAAAAATACTCTTGACGCAGATCAAGAGATAACCTAACTTCAATACGCAACAACAAACCCTCACAAGGAGCCAACCATGTTCGACAGAGAAACAGCAGCAGAGAACGCAGGACAGAAACTGCAACGCCAAATCAACAACCTACAGAGCACGCTACTGGAGATAGCGTACATCCAAAAGACGGAGCCGACAGCCTCCGCCTTAATCAAAGCGCTTAAAATCAAGCGCGACAGACAACAACAGGCTATAAAAGCCACAGAACAAATGATAAAAATCTATAGTAAACAAGATCCAAATCAATTAACATTAACAGAAAACGCAGGCACGCACGAAACGCGCACGCCCGCGCAAGAAACAGAAACAAAAAAAGATACAAACTTACCAAAAGGTAAACATACACCACAAAACCAGCGCTAAAGCGCTAACAGACAAAGCCCCAAAAGTTCACAAACAACCGTGAACCTTCGGGGCTTTGCCCGTATTACAAACCTACGATTCAACAGGAGCCTTAGGCGGCTCCACAGGCTTAACAACAGCCTCCACAACCGGAGCAACCTTCGGTTGCTCCTTACGACCCTGCAAACCACAAACCTCAATTAACTCAGCCTCGCTCACCTGCTCGGCATATTCCAAAAATTTACCCGGGTCGTTACCAAACCGATCCCGCGCTTCCGCAGGCAACCTCATAAAACCTTCCTCCGCTCGCGCGACAGCAGCCACAGCCGATCGATAATCCGTAATACCCGTAAAATCACCATAAACACCCTCATGCACAACCGGCAATTGACCAATACCAAAACGGCGGATAATATTATTGATATCCGCATCCTCCTTAAATTGCTGCTGCACATACGTATCACGACCCGTATCAAACGTCACACGCCTCCGGAAACGATTACGCTGTGTCACACTTACCTCCTCGCTCGCATGAGCTCAATCAAGAAACGAAGAGCCGGCCCGAATTCACCCATTCGGTCGGCAAACTTAGCCAGCTGCTCAGCTGACGCTGAGCTCAGCTGGTCTAACACCGCTCGAGCTCGAGCCGCTTCGGCGGCCGAACTCATCGACTCGATCTCAGCTTCCGCTCTCTGCCTTGCCAACGGCAAAATGGCGCGACGTTGCTCCGCATCCATATCCGCTATGTCCGCCTGCGCTGTAATACTCCGCATACGTCCTGCAGCTGCGGTGGATTGAATATCGGCAGCCTGCACCCTGGCAAGCATTGCGTTGGCTGCCTCACGCTCTGCAGACGATTCTACGAGCTTAACCTGCGCTCGATTCATACGAACCGCCAAAGCAGAACTCGAAATATCCTCAATCCGAGCCGTAGAACCCGCAGGGGTGCTCGCGCCCGAACCACGCGCAGACATAATCGGATTAATACCAGCGGCCAACATATCGCGCACTTCGCGCTGGTGCGCAGTGCTCGACATACGCTCCTGAAACGCCCTATTCGATCGCGAATCCAAAAACGAAAGAGCGGAGCTAATCATAGAGCCAAACGGGAGCAACGAATCAAACAATCCCATTACAACCTCGGACCCATTCCGGGAACCGAGAACATCGGCAACGGCCGAACCATACGAATATCGAACACCGAATCGAACAAAAACGCAAAACCCTCTAAAATATCGACCTGCGCAACCCGATCAATAGGAGGGTTTTCAGTAACAAACGCCGAATTTAACACCGGCACGCTTGCACCAAAATCCTGCGA